CAAGTTCCGACGTGGCTGTTGTTTGATGCTGACTGGATCCACACTAAACAGAGCGCGGACTTCGGATCACGGCTCACGAAAATAGTTTCAGTCGGAAGAGTTAGGTGGATTGAAGGCAGTAAGCACAAGGGAAAAGACAATGCCTGTTGGTATCTGTTTGACAAACCTGATCCAGAAAGAGTTTGCCAGTTTTTCGGACAGTAAAGCAATTTTTACTATTAACGATTTCAAACAGCATTCGGTCTTTTTGACCTCGACCAAGATGACGGTCGTATCTATATAGTTGCATAAAAACGCATACATGTCCATCCCCCAAAACCTATCCTTTTAGATAGGGTATTTTAACCCAAAGTGCGACACCCTGCCGCACTTTTGCATCTATACAAGTATGCGATATTATGATACCATGTATACATAGTATACATTGGCGGTTACCTGTTGATGTTGCTTTGATGTTTCACGTGAAACATTTAATAACTTTAAGAATGAAAGGACATCATAATGTCTCAAGTATTAGATCACGAAATGAAAAATAAAATAATGGAAGAACTCGTTGACATCGAGATCTTAGCAAACGAAATGGCCGCAGACGCGCGGGCGGTCTGGCTCGTTATTAAAAACGCGACAAGTTTAGATGACCTGAAAGATACGGTGAATCAGTATGAAAAGGACTTGCAAGAGATAATGTTATATTTGCGATTGGATCTCGAAAGACTCGAAACAATCGAGGTAGCAGACGGGTCCCTTCATTTTGGGGAGGGTAATTAAAATGACTACAGCTATAATAAAAGATATAACAATAGGGGGTCAGCGATTAATACTCGGTGACTGCCAAGAGGTAATGAGAGAACTTGGTAGGTTTGATACCTTAGTTAGTGACCCTCCTTATGAGATACAAACAACTGGGGGAGGTATACATAGCAAACGCACCTTCTTGAAAGATGTAAAGAAAGCAAAAATAAATAAAGGTTTTAATTACAATATTATTGATGCTGAATTGTATGGTAGCGCCATAATATTTTGTCACAACGACCAATTAGTAAAGTTGTTACCAAGTCTTTCTAGTAAATATAAAAGATACGTTTTATGTGCTTGGCAAAAAACAAACCCCATGCCTGTTGCGAATAAACATTATCAGCCTGAGATGGAGTTGTACGTACATGCTTGGAATAAGGGTTACCATCCGCAAGGGGAACTTAGCGATAAGAAAAGAATATTTACACACACTGTTGGTAAGTCAAAGTATGACCACCCCACTGTAAAACCACTAGGGCTAATGCAAAAAGTAGTTACTAATGCTACAGGAACTATTTTAGACCCTTTCATGGGAAGCGGGACAACGCTTGTGGCTTGTGAAAAACTGGGCAGAAAAGGTGTTGGTATAGAAGTAAATGAAAAGTATTTCAACATTGCTTGTGAGCGGGTACACGAGGCCGTCAATAACTTGGAGCTGTTTTAAATGACTAAAATATTAGATTACAAAATGAAAAAGAAAATAATGAAAGATCTCGTTAACATCGAGATCTTAGCACACGAAAATAATTCAGATGAAATAGCCGAAGCAACGCGGCAACTCTGGCTCGTTGTTAAAGACCTGACAGGGGAAGAGGCTCACCTATATCCGTTTAAGGAGGGTGATACGTATTACACCGTCGAAAATGGATTGCTCGTTTGCTCCTGTTGGGATGACACAAGTAAGGAACTTTATGACGCTGACCCTGAAAAAGTTTACTACTGCGTAAACAAAGATGGGCTGATCGAATGGGTTCCACAAAGCGGCGGAAACAAAACACTCTGTAGCTTTCCCCCTGAGCTCTACCTCCGTAGGGCTTAGACCACGGATCACGGTTACATTAAAACACGTATTGTATATATAGAGCGAAAAATAAAAAAAAATATTTTTTCGTAAAATAGGTGTAACTGGTGTAACCGTGTAACTTTGGTAATTAAGCTTATGTTATATATAGAGATTTTAGTTACATAAGTACAAAAATAAATATGTAACCGTACCAGAGTTTATGTAACCTTTGGGCGCCTTAATCTCAATATTGCGTATAAGGGCTCAAATTTCTTTTTTTTTATTTTTATTTTTTCTTCCTTTATAAGTAATAGCGTGTTATTGAAAAGTTAATCTAACTCTGATTAACTGGACAAATCAAATGGCTAATAAAAAAGCATTACCTAAATCGCATATCCCTGCAAAACCCCAAGGCCGACCCAAGAGAACTAAGATCCAACCTTTGACCCGCCGTCAAGAATTGTTTGTGAAAGAACTCGTTTCAAAGGATGGTCAAATTACAATGCGGGAAGCCGCTATAAATGCAGGCTACCCTGCGAGCTCTGCTCACACGAGAGCTTATGAACTTACTAACCCAAATCATTCGCCTCACGTTGTTAACGCTATCCAAGCTTATCGAGCTGAGTTAGACCAAAAGTTTGGGGTCAATTACCAAAGGCATCTAAAAGACCTCCAAACCATTCGAGACATGGCTTTGACCAATGGCGCCTATTCGGCGGCTGTTCAGGCGGAGTACCGAAGAGGACAGGCGCAAGGTCAAATCTATATTAACAAGTCTGAGATTAGGACAGGATCGATTGATAGTATGTCGAAAGATGAAGTCTTGAAAGCATTAAAGGAGATTAAACAAAGTTATGCCCCAATCACTATCGACGTTACTGCCTCAGGATCGGCAAATTCCTCAAACCGCTCAAAAGCGCGAAGCCGACTTATGGACGAAGATGAAGAAGGGGATGAAGGACTCGAAGCGTAACTTCCAAGCTACCCGATTAGAAACGTGGGCAACTCCGGGCGTTCCTGACGTAGTTTTATTGGACGAAAAAGGTGACTTTCATTTTATCGAACTAAAGGCTACCAGTAGCAAAGCTGTAGACTTACGACCGCATCAAGTTGCGTGGTTATGTAATCATAGGCATGGAAGCGTTTGGGTTCTTGTAAAGAAATTAAAAACTAAAAAACTAGAGCAACAACTCTTTTTGTTCGACGGTTCGGATGCAATGGATCTTAAACTAGAGGGCTTAAAATTTCCGCCCAAATTACATCAAATAAAAGATTTTGATTGGAGTGAAGTTTTTAACTTGATTAGTCCTATAGATTAGTATACTCTTATATACATAACTTTAACTTTGGAGAATAAATAATGACTTTAGCACGTGAATATAACTATGAATTGAGCTTAGTGAAAATGGGATACGATGTTATCTATAGCGATTTTAACAGTGAGAAAGAAGGGTTTGAAGAGGATATCCAAGACTTATTAAAATTTGAGGGTGATAGCGATAAAGAGCAATACTATAAAAAAAGTATAGATAAACGATTAGCTCGCATAGAGCATAACATTCAGTTGATGAGGAGTGTTTTATAATGTTCGTTATAATTACTTTACAAAAAACTAAAATCTTAGGTGTTGAACTATGGCCTGTAGATTCTGCCGAATCTTACGAGGAGATGCAAAACTCCGCAAAAGAAATTGAATTGCAAGGATACCGTTGCGAGATACACAAAGCTTATTAAAGGAACAAAAATGACTATATATAACGGAAATGAATTACAAACTTATGACTTTAAACGCGCACAAAAGGCATTAGAGGATGGGTTCAGTGTTTACATAGCGCACCCAAATGAACGATTTTATGATGAGCAAGTGTGGTGCTGTCACGAAATCGAAGATGCTGATGGTCATCTTTTCGTTTGGCCTATTAATAAAGAATAATTAGACTAGATTGATTAAGGAAAGGAACAAAAATGACTATTACATACAATAAAAAACAAGCTGAAAAAATTGCAAAAAAATATAATGAATATGCAAAATCTAAAATAGGAGCTGATAAGGTTTGGTGCTTATGGGATGATTACTCCGACCAAGAAATGGAGGATTCAGGCTATACTTCTATTGAAATAAACAGATTTGAAAGCATTGATGGCTGTAACCACACGATCGATATTTATGAAAGTGAAATTGACTATATACCTTTTAAAGAAGAAATAGAGGATTAAACCATGACTGAAGCAGAAAAAAACAAGAAAGATTGGGAGGCACTAGTGGCTTGGGCACTCGAAGAGAATTATGTATATGAGTGGGATTTGCCTAGCTATGTAGAAAATAAAAAGAAAGATTAAGAACATGACTAAAAACAAATTTACTTATTTGGTTGAATATTCAACTCCCAACCAATTTATAGTCGAGGCTTCTAATTTGGCCGAGGCTAAAAAGAAAGCCTATCATAAATTAATTGATGTAGACGAAAAAATAATTTTAACAGTAAAGCAGGTGAACGCATGAAATATTACGAAGTTGAGAGAAAAACTCCTTACGCCCGAGGCGAATCCGACTACTGGTATCGAAGACCTTATAACCCTCATAAATATTACGACGGTAGTTATCGTGAACCCAAACCGAATTACAACCTTACCCAAGCCGAGCGCGATGAGTATACCAGAGGATTCAACGATGCTAATGACAAAGACATAAGTTCGACGAGGTGGAAAAAGTAAATGTTTTTATTTAAATGGATCTACATTAAAATTTACGGTCAAGAGTGTTGGGACGAAGCTATGAATCCCACTAAAAAGAAAAGAAGGTAACTAAATAAAATTGTAAAGAATTAACCTCGCTTTGGCGGGGTTTTTTTATGCCTTGTAATCTATCTAATAATATCTTATATCTAGGATTGTCTAAAACTTTAAAAACTGGAGAATCAATAATGGCTTTTTTTAAACTGCAATTTAACATGACGCTTGAACCCGTTGACGTTCGCGCCGTGATAGAAGCAAACAATATTAAATGGAAACCATCCGACGCTCAATGCATCGACATCCTTGAAGAAGCTTATAGAAAATCCGAAATCGGTTTAAGCGCGAGCGATATTTTATGGGCCATCGAAGAGCAACTGGACTTCGACGACTTTTGTAAAGAGGAGTTTAAATGAAAACCGTTTTGAAAAATCTCAATTTTTATTTAAACAATAAACGTGCCCTTGTTTTTAGTAACCAACATTCAAATCATATTAAAATTTTTATTGATGGAGATGGGGATATTACACTAGATACAGGTGAAATGGATATATATTTTGAAAATATTGATGACTTAGTAAAGCACCTTTATAAAGAAAAAATGTCATATGAGGGTGTAGAGAAAACATATTGAAAAACCTTTAAAATAAAAGGCCGCCACTGGGCGGCTTTTTTTATGTCTTGTATTCTATCGCATATTATCTTATACTTATAACATCTTAAACTTTACAAAGGATCAAAAAAATGAAAGTTTCAAATTTTGTTAGTAATTTATTCAATGAATATGAAAGCGCCTTTCACAGTGAATATCGCAAAGACGGGGAACTATATCGCCTCTACGAATTAGCCAAGCCGCTCCC